AACTTTGTCTAACATTTCATTTCTTAATTTATAAGGAGTAGATACTTCAGCATTCTTTTTCTTTTCCAATTCTTGAGGAATTAAATATTTATCAACTAATTTACTTAATTCATCTGTATTATCCTTTGCTTGGACGAAGATATCTTTAATAACTTCTACGATATTGTTGATATCACCATCTAAACTTAAATATTTATTAAAAATTTCATTTAATTTATCAAATTCATCCATTTTTATGTCCTTTTCCCACCAAATTTTAAATTGATTAAGTAGTATATCATATAATTCGTTATTATCTTTAATATATATAAACATTTTATTAAAAGTATTTAATCCAGGTTCTTTAATTGTTAATATACAAATTAGAGGTATGATATGTTTAATAATATCAATAATATTGCATTTATTTTCAATAATAATTTCTTCTTTTTCTTCAATATTATTATTTAATAAAATCTTTTCTATATCGTTATTAATATTACCAGTATTTCTATCTTCTAAAATTATTTCTTCTTTTTTATAATTCTTTTTGTTTAATTCAAACAAATTCATAATAGTGTTAGTATCGGCATTATCTAAAAGAATACATTTATTTGATATTTTTTTTAGATAATGGCTTATAGCAGTTTCTGTATTTTTTGTATAAATTTGATAAATTTTATTAGAATATTTTTCAACAAAATCTTCATTTTTTCTAATTAATTTATCTTTATTAAATTTAATTATATTAGTTCTTAATAAATATTTAATAGCATCCTTAGTATTTAACTTAGGTTTTAATATAGAAGCATATTCAATAAATATTTGTTGAATTACTCTATGAATATTTAAATCAATTACAAATCCATCATACTTTGGATAATTTACATCATATGACTCAGTCATACAACGAAACATCATTTGATAAATTAAATCAAATGATTTACTATTATTTAATAAAATTACAACATCACAATTTTGAATAGTAATACCAAGTGAAGCTTGACGCCCACTTAATACTAATACCGCACACTTTCCAGTATTAATTGCAATCTTTCTTGAATTTTCAATTTCATTTTTAGCATCATTAGTAATTTTACTATTAATAATACAAATTTCATAATTTAAATATTTGAAATGTGTATCTAATAGTTTTTTTGTTAATTGACATTTTTTATCTAAATTGTCATTAACAGGCATAAAGCACATAATAATACCAGGATTAATAGTGTTATGTATTAATCTTTGATTATTAGTTGCTTTAATTTGTTTAGTTATTCTGTCGATATATGCATTATTATCAATTAAATCATCATTATCTCCTAATAATCTTTTCCATAAATTAATACATTCATTTTCATTTTGAAAACTTGTATCACTATCATTTAATGTAAAACAAGCATCAACAGACCATCCATAATTATTATCAATAGTTCTATCAATGATATACTGTTTATAGATTAAATCAATATCTTCAGATAATATATTTAAATTTGGATAATGTAAATATTCATTTTTAATTTTATCATCTGTATAATTATTAAATATATTATTAACTTCATCACCATGTTTTGAAACTAATATATTTTTATTAGTTTCATTATAATTTTTACATAAATTAACATCTTCTAAATCCCAAAGGATTTTATTTTTGATATTAAATTGTTGTATTGGCTTGAAATATGTTGCTGTTATGAAAACAGTAAAAGTTTTTGGACCATATGATTTTAATGTCTTTTGTGATAATTCAGTACATGCACCATTATGTACTTCATCAATAAAGCGGATATCAAATTTTAAATCTTTTAATTTTTTAATATTTTTCCCGTCTAAAAATTGTTTAGAACACACAATTACATTTTTTTGTAATAAATTGATATCACATGTTTTTGATTTTGTTTTTAATCTAATAATATTAAAATCTTGTAAACTTTTACATTTTAAGATATTAAAATATTGATCAATTGTTTCATTGGGGGCAGTTGTAATTATTAAATAATTACATTCTGGTTTTCCAATAGAATCAAATATAATTACACCACACATTATATAACTCTTTCCAGATCGTGGGATATGACCCCATAAAACCTGACTTTCTTTATTTTTTTTTAATTGTAATGTTTTGTTAATTGATAATTGTTGGTGTGGTCTAAATGTTAATATAGGCATTTCTGATAATAAAATCTCTTTTATATTTTTATCACCATATAATGATTTAAATAATTTATATGAATCATTTAAATCATCCCAATCAATTACAATTAAATTATTTAAATATTTTTTAATTGATAATGTAGTAGTATTCTTAGCATTATTAATTGTTTCCGTTATTTCACCACAAGATCTAACACATAATCCAATTCTAGTATTATATTTATTCTCATATTGTTTGGAATAAAGATTGATTTTACCAATATCTAATTTACCAATATTATATGATTTTAAATTTTTTGATGAAATGGCCAAAATTTCTTTATTATCTTTACTTATACATGTTAAGTCAGAAGAATCACCATTATCTTTTAATTTTATTTCATTATTTTGTGAATTATAAAATAAATCATTAACATTATTTGAAATTGTTAATGTATTTAAGTTAAAATTACCATCACATATATTATAATTATTTAATTTAGATACAAGATTTAATTTTGCAAACAATCTTAATAATGATTCTTGTTTATCTTTTCCAATCCAATCTTGTTCTAACCAACTATATATATCATTAGATTCATTATTTTTTAAAAATTCATATAATTCTTTAAATGTATTCATATTTGTTATTATATTTATTGTATTTTTATTAATCAATTTTTTATACATTTAACAAAAAAATATTAAACTATTTATACATAAACAGTTTAATTCTATACCTTTACAGTAATATTGTCCTTTGTATCAGACATTAAAATTTCATACTTATCTGGTTTCTTAAAGTATTTTACACCAATACCCATGGAATTAACTTCTTGGAAGAATAGATGCGTGCTCCAAGTTCCATGAACTTTGAATATATCTGAGTTATCTCCACAATAATCACATTTATAGATATTATATTTTTCATTAACAATAGCTTTATGATTACAATTATTACAAATATAATAATCATATTTATCACTATGTTCTACCATTTTCTCTTGTAAGAATTTTACAGAGGATATAGCTAACACATTTGCTTCCATTTCACCAACTCTCAAACCACCGCGAGAAGCCTTCCCGTCGAGAGGCTGGCGAACTACAACATCTGTAGGACACGTCTTATGACTATATACGGTATCAATTGTAAATTTTTGTAGTCTTTGATAGTATATAGGCCCAATAAAGATTTCGCAATCAATATATTTACCAGTCATACCATTATATAGACGCTCTACACCATTTCTGTTATATCCAATCTTTTCTAAATCATCTGCTAAATCAGATATGTCAAAACTCTTAAACATAGTTCCATCACTATGAGCTCCTAATACAGCACAGGACTTAGAAGCCATACTTTCAAATATCTTAGACATTGTCATACGTGTTGGCAAACTGTGTGGGTTAAATATTAAATCAGGTTTCATCCCCGATTTATTAAATGGCATATCAGAATCTCTATATACCATACCTACCGTTCCTTTTTGTCCAGAACGAGAGGAGAATTTATCACCAATATCACATTTTCTCATACTTCTAAAGACGATTTTACAGAAGATGTTATCTTCCTCATTTCTTCCTTCTATAATATTAGATACATATGCTGGTTCGTGAAATTTATATACAATACTTCTATCCATATATTTTTTATTATCAACAATTTCACTTTTTGATAATTTAACAATCTTTCCAATGATAATATCACCATACTCAATTCTTGTTCCAATTGGAACTTTACCATTTTCTAATTTTTCATAATTAGAATATGCCTTAATATCAATAGTTTCTAAAGGATTTGGATTAGCAAATTCTTCATTTTTTTCTAATTCAGTTTTTTCGAATGAGAAATGATAAGTAGTAAATAAGCCTTTATCTACAGCACCTTGATTGATTACTAAAGAATCTTCCTGATTATATCCACCATATGTCATAATTGCTACAATAGCATTACTACCATCTGATGATGTATATTTATTAGAAATAGTTTTAATTAATGGGACTTCTTTATACATTTGATAATGTAATTCTTTATATACCCTATAAGGCCAATTATAAACAGGCCAACCACAAGTTTGTTTAACTTGATTAGTTTGAAATACAACACGAGCCACTTGATTATGATTAGCAAATGGACTTGTCAATCCCGGTAGTCCAATAATGGATTGTGGAATATCAACATGTGTATATTTTATTAATTCACTTTTTTCATTTTTAATCAATGTATTTAAATCCTTTGCTATAAAACAATTGATTTGTTCTTCTGGTGTGATATATTCAATAATTTCTTCTTGAATTAAATCTTCCATATCCATTTTTCCTGAATGTAGTTTTTTAATATGTTCTTTATTTAACTTAATTCCTTGGCTTCCGTCTTTATTTTGATATACGATTAATAATGGTCGTGTAATACGTCCAATATCAATCCAGAAATATATTTCATTTGATAAAATTTCAAGAGAAATGGTTGTTAAATAATCTATTTGTTGTTTTCTTCGCATAGAGACATATTTATCTCTAAATTCAAATGGCTTGACACAACATCCAAGCCAGTCTCCATTAACAAATACTTTTGTTAATTTATTTTCATAAATTTGTTTATTTTTAATATTGTCTAATTTAATTAAATTAGAATCTTGTAAGATTTTATCTTTCAATAATTCACTTGAACCAGACGGGCAGATATTTGCACTAATTGCCATTTGTTTTTGCATACCAACCTTTTCACCAGTATCTGCAGACTGTACGCAACATACATATCCAATCATAGAGGAATGGACTCGTCTCATTTCATTAGCTCGGGCTGATTGTTTAGCACTACTTGTATTTTTTGTATTAATATTTCTTAATGTACTCAATTGGTTAATAATATTTTTTCTATGTAATTGTTGTGATGATAAATTATTAGAAATCTGCTTTCGACGAATACTAATACTTTTATCCCCAGTAATAATAGATTGTGTTAAAGCTCGTTCAAATTCATGACTATAAATAGCGTTTGTAAATGAATGCTCTAAGTGAATATTACTAAATGAAGTATTTTTAAAATCTCTTCTAAATTGTCTTTTTACCGATTGGACGATAGCAAAATTAAAGTGAGTTTTGAAAATCTTGGCATATGATACACCAGCTGGATTAATTCTTTTATTTTTATATGAATCTCTGTCAGTAGATGGTATTAAACCAAGATATACCATTAATAGTCGTCTAATTAGATGACCGATAAATCGTACTTTATTATATCTACTATTAGGAGATTTACCAACGTGTGGTAATATATCATTATCTAAAATTTTTCTTATACTATCGTTTGTATATTTTCTCGCATTCATATTTGTAATCTTTATATCACTTGTATAATAATTATTAATTTTATTACCAATTAGTTCAATAGTCTCATCTGATGTATGTTTTTCATAAGCTTCTGGCATATCAACATACTTTGCTTTAAAAGCATTTTCAAGAATTGCTAACATTTTTTTAATATTTGGATCATTTTCATTAAATGAATATGTAATATGGTCTATAATTTCTTTATCGGAACATATACCAAATGCGCGAAATAATACAAAGAATGGAATGGAGATATCTCTAAATTTATTATTTGTAATTTGAATAATTATATTATCATTAGTCAAATATTTCGTGATTAAATTAAATGAATTTTCAAATCCATCCCCAGGCTTAGAGATAAAATCTCCTCTACATTTTTCGTTTTTATAACCTATATTAGCAAATTCCCGAGGAGAATTAAATGTCATTGATTCAATATTATCTATAACCCATTCATTTCCCTTAATTATAAAATATCCACCAACATCTAAGGGGTCTTCATTAAGATTTAATAAAGTTTCCTTAGATTTATTATAAGTATTACATAATTTACTCTTTACCATAATTGGAATTTTACCAATTTGATATCTTTCAATTGATGCTCTTTTAACTTCAGTCGTACCATCGTGTTTATAAGCAGTGGCAGTAATATCAACATTGATATACATCGGGCTTGAATATGTTAAATCTTTTTGATGAGCTACAGTAGGTGTTAATATTTGTGATTTTTGACTTATATAATTTTGAGTCAGAGGAGGTGTTAATTCCACATCAGTAATATTAGCAGTAACTACTATTAGTTTTATATTTCTATCTTCAGCAGTTTTATCTCGCTCATTATTAATTTCAACCTGGATATGAAATCCATTTTCAATAATTTGTTTGATACCTTTTAAATTAAATTCATTAGTAGAATCAATATGATGTTTAATCATACCGTTCGGTTGTCCTAATTGACTGTCAAAAATTACAAGTAGTTCATTTTGATTAGTAATTTTATTATTGGAAGCCATTTTTAAGTTTATATGAATTTATATACTCGTATAATTATTAATATATATATTATAATATATTTAAATCAAATTTAAAAACAATAATATATATTATACAAAATATACATAATATTATCAATTTATTGAAAAAAATAAATATTTAATTTATGAAATTTTTAAATTACTCATATATAATTTAATTGATTTATTTACTCGTATATTACTATGTTTTAATTCTTCAATGTAATACCACATAATATCAGAAATTTCATTACTATCTATATTTTTATTATTTAATATAATTTCATCATCTATAATTGTGTGGTAATAAGTAATTCCATTAATAATTTCTTTTCTTGAATCTTTATTTATAGTAACATCTATTCCAGTTTCTTCAATTGTTTCTCTAATGGCACATTCTATTGTGGATTCACCATTTTCTAATGCACCTTTAGGGAAACCCCAACATTCACTAATAGTACCCTTTATTAAAAGTAATTTATCTTTTTGTTTATTCATAATAATACAACCACATACATTTATATCCTTATGTTCAAGACATTCTTCATAAAATATGATTTTACCATATGATAAACACCTATAACAAGAATTCTTATATATATAACAATCATATTTATAATGCCCTTTATGGTTACAATTAAGACATATAACTTTTTTATTAGGGCAATTTTTTATACCGTGGTCGGTGCTTTTTCTACAATTCAAGCACCATTTTTCATCCTTTTTAATAATATGAACTTCTTCATTCTTTTTTTCTAATATCAATTTTAATATTTTCTTTTTCTTTTTTACACCATTTCTATTAAACATATTAATATTTAGGTCTTGTTTATATTATACATACATATATAAATATTTCTTTAATTAATATTGTATTAATTTAATTAATATTATTCAAGTTTCTTAAGTTATTTCGCCTATCCCACAATTTATCATCCTCTTCATGAAATTCCTTTTCATAATCTACAAATTGTTTTTCATAATCAATAGATTCAAATGGTTTTGTATCAATATGTATTTCTGTATTATTCTTATATTCATCTACTTTTTTATAGACAAAATAATTATTTATAATTTTATTACCTGAAAAGTAGTTCGGTTTCAACTTTATACTTTCGTCTAATTTAAGTTCATAGGTTAATAATTCAGTATTAGCCCATAAAATTATTTCTGGGATGTCATATAATTTAATAAATGTGTTAAACTTTTTAGAATCAGAAGATAAAGATTTAATAAAATTATACAATATATATTCATTGTATTTAGGAACTGATTTATTTAAAATTAATTGTAATTCTGAAATATTATAGTCTGTAATTTTGTTATTTAAAATTAAATCACAATTTTTTAAATTTTTGTATAACAAAGTTAATCTATTTGGGATAGAAACCATAATTATTATATTTATTCTTTAATATAATACCTTAATATATTATTTATAATTTAATATAAGTTTAAAATTAATTTTAATAATAATTATATGATTTCTATAAATAGTTTAATAGAATCAGCAAAGGATAAAACAATTAAAAATTATTATGATGATGATAATATAAAATTAATTAATATAATAAAAGATTTTTGTATAAATAATGACATTATATTAGAATATGAAAAATCCATAGAATTTAAATTTATATTATATTCAACAAAACCTTATAAAGATTCTAATAATTTATCAAATATATTATTTGATACTGGTAATTACAATTATATAATTTTACATACAAAGATTGTAAATACTGAATTGATGATATCTATTAATAATCAAAGATTGATTTATTTTAAATTATTATTCAATCCAACTCCTATTATTTTTGAAAAATTTAATATAGAGAAAAAATATAAGTTATTACAATTGCCAACTATAATTAAAATCTTAAATAATATAAATAAGAAATGTGAAATATCTAATTTGGTAGAGAATTTTAAAAAAAATGATTTAGAATTTTATGATATTGAAGAATTATTAGAACAATATAAATCTAATAATAATAATACAAAATTTAATAATGTCAAAAATATAATAATAAATGAATTATTATTATTTGTAAAGACACTTAATATAATACTATTGGATTATTATATTATAAATAAAACATATAATAATTTCAATAATACAATTCAAATAATATATCAAGATAATATAATATCTGAAATAAAAAATAAAATAAAAGAAATATTAAATATAAATAATATATCTGGTGAAGTAATCATTAATAATGATAGGACATATATAATAGATAATTTTAGATTAAAAAAAACACTTATATATGTTTCAATATATGATAAAAAATATAAATCATTTAATAAGTTTAATATTATTAATTGTTTCAATGAATTATCATATAATATTATACCTGTACTAAAAATTAATCCAATAGAACCACACCCATTTATAATAATAAAATATTTAATAATAAATATAATTTATTTATATTTATATTCTAATGATAAACATAATAATTTTGCATTATATATTAGTTATTTAGGAAATTTCTTAAAAAAAATTGATGATATTAATTCAGATGATTATAAATTTATTGGTATATATAAAAATGAAGAACTTGATTTAAAATTAAATCAAGTATATAGACCATATCAATATTATTTAAAAAATGAAGAGTTAAGAGATGTATAAAAATTATACATCACTTTTTGTTTCATTAATACAATCCTCAGTATCATTACTATCATTATCATCCTTTTCAATTACGTTTGGTTCAACAAATTTCTTTTTATATTCATTATGAATCTTTGTTAATGCTTTTTTATATTCTGAATTGACATTAATAATTTCTTTATATAAATAACATATTAATTGTTTTTCAATATCATCAGCAGATTTTTTACTTTTAGCATTTTTTTTGTCAATAACTTCTACACACATTAAGTATTCATCCTCTGTATATAATATACCCATAAATTCATCCTTATTTTCTTTAATTTTTTCTTTAATATAAATCTGCTTTGATAAAGGTTTCTTTTTAGTATCAACTGAATTACATCCTCTCTGTTGTGCAGGTTTAAAATTACATAATATATCAATCTTAGTATTTAATTCAATATATAATTGTTCTATTTTACTATTAATAATAATATTCTCATTTTTAAGATTAGACAATTCTGAATAAATACATTCAATCAATTTTCGATCTGTCATTTTATCCATAGTATTAATTATTTATTAAATATTCTTTATTTATATATAATACAAATATTTAAATCAATTTTTTATTTTTGTATAAAATAAAAATTTAAATATATTTGAACACTTCCGCAGCAATTTTATTAGCTTTTCTATCACCAAGAAATTCTTGGACGAAATATCCATTTTTATAAATAACTATAGTTGGGAAATGACTTACTTTATATCCATGTAAAAATTTATTATTATTTTTAATTAAATCAGAAGACTTATCTGCATCCACTTCAGCTACTATTGCTTTATTAATAAGAATATTTGACAATTCATTATATTCATTTTTTATTTTTTTACAAAAATGACACCAGTCAGCTTTATATAAAATTACTACTACATTATTCTGGAACGCTTTTAAAAATTGTCCATTAAAGTGATGTTCCTTTAATTCTAACATTTACTTATATATTAGTATAAATATTATAATATTTTAAATTTAATAATAAACAAAATTTAAAATAAACAAAATTTAAATTTAATAATATTTATATTTATATAATATAAATAAATAATATTATTAAATTTAAATTTATAAATAACTATGGAAAATATAATAATAACAACAATAATTATAATAGTAATTTACTTATATATTATAATGATGGATAGAAAAACATATGATAATTTTATATCTGGATTTTGGAAAGCCGATCAGAATTATTGTGATAATGCCGAAATTTCTAATATGATATTATATATAGATAGTATCGATAATACCGGGTATTTAATAATTAATAAAGATAATGATCTAATTGAAAATTCGGCATTCCGTTTAGAAAAAAAAATTATAAGTAATTATAATAATTTATTGCCGTTTAATAACAATATAGAATATAATGTAAAATTCAATTCAAAAGATAATAATGAATTCCTATGGGATAATGGGAATTATATTTTAAAATTATCCATTATTAGTGGAACTATTGTAATTTATAAAGAAGATACAATATTTTCTATATTATATAAAGATAATTCAGTTTCTAATAAATTCTTAGAATATGAAAAAATAGAAACAATAGAATAATATGTAGAATATATATTAAATATATTCTATTTAATGTATATATTCTATTAATTTTAAAATGAATAAAGATGTATTAAAAAAATCTAAAATAAAGATTGAATTAGAAATAGAAAAAAATTGTATTGGTAATTCAATATATTGTTTAGCAACTACCAAGGGGAAATTAAAAAATATGGATGATAGATATGTTGTTGATTTATTTTTAAATAATCCAATATATATAATATTAGACGGTCATAGAGGACATCAAGTTGCTGAATATTGTAAAAGAAATATTATAAATATATTAAACGATTTATATAATTATAGTGAATTAAAAGAAGAAGTTGAAAAAATAAAATATGTATTTAATAAACTAACCAAAAAATTAGAAGAAGAACTAATACAATACTCTATGGAACATATTAGTGGATCTACAATTACAATAATATATCTATTACCAGATAATATCTTAGTACTTAATATTGGGGATTCCAAATCATTATTAATTTATAATAATTATACATATAAAGAATTAACTACGGACCATAAACCATATATCACATTAGAAAGAAAGAGAATAGAGAAAGCAAAAGGTAAGATATCAAATGGTCTAATTAATAATGACCTAAACGTATCAAGAACATTAGGAGATTTTAAATATAAATCACAAAAATCATTATTAGAACACGAACAAATTATAATTAATACACCATATATACAATTATATACAATTAATAAGTTAGAAAAATATTTAATAATATCAAATTCGAGTATATGGGATTTATTTACAAATCAAAAAATGATAGATTTTATAGAACATATTAATAAAAAAGGTGAATATGATACAAAAAAGATTATTGAATTAGTTGTAAAAAAAAGTATTAAGGAAGGAAATATTAATAATATAATATATTTTATTATAGAATTATAGATTTGATAATAGAATTATATAGTTGATAACATATCTAAATTTATTTTCTAGAATATATCGGTCTTTCTTTGTCTGATACTTCATCTTGGTCATTATCACCTGATGTATATTTCATCATATTTGTTTTAATTTTTCTTCCAGAATTTCTATTTTTACTATCATTTTGTGTAAATTCCATATCAATATCTACATAATCTTTATTATTATTTTCTCTTTTATCGCTTGTTGTTTTTCTACTTTGAGTTTCCTTATCAGTAGATTTTTTAATTACAGATTTAGAATCATATCCTTCCATATCTTTTGATACTTTATTATACCCATCTACAGAATGTGATTTATATTTATGAAATTTATATGTATCACTATCTCTCTTTTGGAATCCTTCTTTTTCAATTTTAGAATCATGTTTAGTTTTATTCATATTTTCATTTAAGTTTATTACTTTATTGGAATATGTTTTGGTTTGTTGATTATTTACTTCATCATTTTTTTTATTGTAATTATATGAAACTTTTGTAATAATTTGCCCGAATATAAAATCTTGTATATTCTGTGCTGTTTTATTATATGATTCCGTCTGATGTATTTTACCGTGTATTAAATCATTTTTAGAACTTTGTTTATTCTTTACTATATCTTGATAATCATTTCCTATAGAGAATTGTTTAGAAATTTCTTCCATCATTTTTGCCTTAGCGTGTGATTTTAAAATATTTTTTGCTTCATTAGTTTTATCAATTATTATATTTTTATTAGTTTGTTTATTTTGATTATTTTTAGAACTTCCTAATATTTGGGTATTTAAAGAAGGATCTTGATATTTTTTTCTATCTCTAATAATATCTTCCATAGCCAGTTTCAATGCCTTTGTAATGACATTACCATTCCGTTCTATCATTTCTTTGGCATCTCTTTCTATTTTGTCTTTATTCTTTCTTATATTAGTTTTTTTTATATCAGATGTTTTACCCTTATTTCCATATTTAGCAATTTTAAATTTGTGGTCAGTAACTCCGAGATAACCGATCGGGGTATCTGATGATTTTTGAGTAGTCCAATCACGTCTTTTTGCTATATTATTAATATCATTTAAGTCGGCAATTACATTAGTATTTTCTATTTTTCCCATTATGGGTTTACTATCTGGCATACCATTATATCCTGTATGCATACCGTCTGTACTTGTTTCAAATATTTTTCTATATTCCTTAACTTTAAATGATGCTTCCCTAAAATTTTCCATAGCTTTTTTTTGATTTACACCTTCCGATGGAATACTTGCATCAGCATCTGAATGTAATGTCTGCTCGTAAATATTCTTTCTGTGCCACATCTGCTCTTGCCCCTTTCTTAAGTCTGGACCAGTTACGTGTCCTCGTGGATCTTTTTCAGTAAATCCCAAAAACAAGTCATTATGTATAGGTTCTATATTACTTCTATTACCAGAATGGAGCATATTTAATTTAGACACACTATATTTATTGACACGTGGTTCATCACTAGCCAATGTAGTTTTATCCGGTCCTTGATTTTTTAATGTATTTCTGTAAAAATTATTCATCATTTCTTCAGTATCTTCATATACTCCCTGAGTAACTTCATATTTTTTCATCATAGTCTTGGTAGAAATTCCACCATAGTCTGTCATCTTAATATATTGTATATATATGTATATTTATTGTATTTTTATTTTTAAATATTAAAAATAATTATATTATTTTAAACATATTATTATTAGTAAATAAATTATACTTCTTATCTTTACTAATTTTTTTATAAATATTTATACCTAAAAATATACTAAATATAAAAAGTATAAAATATAAAAATATATTATAAAATGAAGTTTCTGATTTAATTATATTATTCTCGAATTTTTTTATTAAATCTTTTTTAATTTTTATTTTAATAAAGACTTTATCTTTTTTTGAAATATCACTACTTAAAAAACCTTCAGTAATATTATATATATCTTTAT